CAACCAGAACTGGTGTTGCATTTACCGAAGTCGCTTCCTGATAAGACTAAACATAATCAAGAGACCCTACGGGGTCTCTTTTTTTGCGTGAAAATATCTTTTGGTCTAAATATATGTGACGGAGACATTAAAAAACAATGGCAAATAGAGGAACTATTGACGATTTTAAGGCAAATGTAGCTGCCGATTTTGCTCGTCCTAATTTATTCCAAGTTGACTTGGCATTCCCTTCTGGAATTATCAACAACTCTTCCCTGATTAATCTGGGTAACTTCACTGTTCGCGCAGCAAATCTTCCTTCCTCTCAGATTGGAGTGATTGAAGTTCCTTTCAGAGGTCGCGTATTGAAGATTGCTGGTGATAGAACCTTTGAACCTTGGACTATTACCGTTCAAAACGATAGCGGTTTCGTACTGCGTGACGCATTTGAACTGTGGGCATCTAGCATTCAAGCATACAACGAGAACTTCACATCTGCTGCTGGTCTTGGTGATGAAGATGACAGCACTGGTTACTTTGCTGATATGGAAGTTCACCAATTGGCACGCGATGTCAAAGATGGTCAAAAACCAAAAGTTATTAAGTCTTACAAGTTCTATAACGTATTCCCTAGCAACATTGCTGCTATCGATCTCGACTTCGGTAACAACGATGCTATTGAAGAGTTCACTGTAGAACTTCAAGTTCAGTACTGGACTCCTGAAACACCCAGTTCCAACAACTGATAAATAGACCAGGACCAATAACTTAGAAATATAATGTCTCAGCTCTTCGGTTTTTCACTTGAAAGAGCAAAGAAGGTCCCTAAGGGGCCTTCTTTTGTTCAAAAAGATAATATGGATGGTTCGCAACCCGTAGTAGGTGGCGGATATTATGGATATTCTGTTGACTTTGATGGTACGATCCGTAATGATTACGAACTGATTACCCGATATAGGGAAATGGTTTTGAACCCTGAGTGTGATAGTGCGGTAGATGATATTGTCAATGAAACAATTTGTGGAAACTTTGATGATGTTCCTATTGAATTAGAACTATCTAATTTAAAAGCATCAGATAGAATTAAAAAACTGATGAGGGAAGAGTTTGATGAAATTCTTCGTCTCTTAGATTTTGAAAATCGTGCATATGAAATTTTCCGTCGTTGGTATGTTGACGGAAGATTATTTTATCACAAAGTAATTGATCCACAGAATCCCAGTGGTGGTCTTGCAGAATTACGTTATATCGACCCTCGTAAAATTCGTAAGGTTACTGAATACGAACAGAAGAAACCCGAACAATTACGCGGTGTTGATCTGAATACTCAACTCACACAGAAAGCAGCAGAGTATTTTCTTTATAATCCCAAAGGTTTAAAGAATTCTACGAATCAGGGAATGAAAATTACTCCCGATTCTATTACATATTGCCATTCGGGCATTCAAGATTTAAATAAAAATATGACTCTTAGTCACCTGCATAAGGCGATTAAAGCAGTCAATCAACTTCGCATGATTGAAGATTCTCTGGTCATCTACCGTTTGAGTAGAGCACCTGAGCGTAGAATTTTCTACATCGATGTTGGCAATCTTCCTAAGAACAAAGCGGAGCAATATCTCCGTGAAGTTATGGGACGCTATAGAAATAAACTTGTATATGACGCAAACACAGGCGAAATCAAAGACGACAAAAAATTCATGTCGATGCTTGAAGACTTCTGGTTACCCAGAAGGGAAGGCGGTAGAGGAACTGAAATCTCTACGCTCCCAGGTGGACAGAATCTTGGAGAACTTGAGGATGTCAAATACTTCCAAAAGAAACTCTATAAAGCACTGAATGTACCTTCTTCTCGTTTAGAAACAGAAACTACATTCAATATCGGACGCGCTGCTGAGATTACTCGGGATGAAGTTAAATTCCAAAAATTTATTGCACGTCTCCGTAAGAGATTCTCTGAACTTTTTGTAGATCTTCTGAAAACTCAACTCATTCTGAAAGGTGTAATTTCACTAGAAGAGTGGGAAGAGATGAGAAATCACATTCAGTTCGATTATGTTGCAGATAACTATTTCACTGAACTGAAAGAGATCGAGATTCGTAATGAGCGTATGAATCAGGTCAATGTTATGGACCCATATGTCGGCAAGTATTTCTCTGTCGAATATATGCGTCGTCAGGTTCTCAAGCAAACCGAACAAGAGATTAAGGAAATTGATGAGCAAATTGAATCTGAGATGGAATCTGGTGTTATTGCTGATCCTGCAGCGGAAATGGATCCCGCTATGGATGCTGGCGGTGAAGGTGCCCCAGCAGAAGTAGCACCTGCTGAACAGGAGTCCGCAGTTGAACCTGCAGATGCCCGCAGGGGTGAATTCTAAATAGACTAAATAATACTACAGTGGGAACATATTATGCCTAGTGATATTGCAAAACAGATCGTTCAACAGATCTTTAGTGATGATAAAGCAGCAGCAATCGATTCTATGAACGATGCACTTAGTTCTGCTACTTATGATGCCATTCAGCAGCAAAAAATTAATTTTGCAAAGCAAATGGGTTTTGAGTTAGATGACACTGCACAAGATGCTGCGGATGAAATTGCTGCAGATCTTGCTACTGATGATGCCGAACCTGAGACTGTAGAGGTTGATGGTCGCAAACCAGAAGATCCTCCCGCTGATGAAGTGGAGCAACCTACCGCCGAACAAGAACCTGAGGAACAAACCGATGAGACTGATAGCTGAAGAAATCAATAATGTCGATTTTCTCTGCGAAGAGAATGAAGGCAAAAAGAATTACTTCATTGAAGGTATCTTTCTGCAAGCGGAACTAAAGAACCGCAATAACAGAATGTATCCTCAGAAAACTTTGGCACGAGAAGTTGCTAAATACGATGAGAACTACATTCAAAAGGGGCGTGCCCTTGGCGAATTAGGTCATCCCGATGGTCCTTCCATCAACCTTGACCGCGTTTCTCATAAAATCCTTTCTCTTAAGGAAGACGGGAATAACTTTATCGGTAAGGCAAAGTTACTCGACACTCCTATGGGTAAAGTCGCTAAGTCATTACTCGATGAAGGGGTTAAATTGGGTGTCTCTTCCAGAGGCATGGGTTCTATTCGTAAAGAAGAGAACTGTAACGTCGTTATGGATGATTTCATGCTCGCTACTGCTGCTGATATTGTAGCAGATCCTTCTGCACCTGATGCATTTGTCGATGGCATTATGGAAGGTAAAGAGTGGGTTTGGGATAATGGCATCTTGAAAGAATCTGCAGTAGCAGAAATCAAACAGGAAATCGACGAAGCAACTCTTATCAATCTGCAGGAGCGTAAAATCTCCGCGTTTGCAGCATTTTTAAAGAGTTTGTGATTTATAAATAAATACAGACAACGCTAAAGCATAACGGAGTTACAAATGGCTGAGACCTCACTCGATAAAGAGTTAGATAACATGGAAGAAGTGACCGAAGGTTCAAACGCAGTTACCAAAGATGCTAAGCCTGGCGAGAAGATTGATACTTCTAAGGGCGGTGCAGCAAAGGTAGTTGATGTCACCTCGGATTCCATGGAAGGTGCAAAGGGCACCAAGAACGCAGGCGCATCTGCTGCAAAGTCAGTAGGTAAGGCACCTGTCCCTAGCACCAAACCTAGTGACGCATCCGCAAAGATGGAGGAGACGGAAAGTGAAGAAGAGACAATCTCTGAAACCGACCTCGACTTTACTGAGGATGTTAACGCTCTTGTCGCTGGTGAAGAACTCTCAGAAGAGTTCCGCCTGAAGGCAGCAACCATCTTTGAAGCAGCTGTAACCAGCCGTGTTAACAAAGAAGCAGCAGCGTTGCAAGAGGCATATGAATCTGCCTTAACTGAAGAAGTTGAAAAGATTCAAACAGATTTGGCCGAGAAGGTAGACGACTATCTGACTTATGCCGCCGAGCAGTGGATGAAGGAAAATGCACTGCAAATCGAGCACGGTATTAAGACTGAGATGGCAGAGTCGTTCTTCAACGGTCTGAAAGGTCTCTTCTTAGAGCACAACTTTACAGTGCCTGAGGAGAAATTCAACCTGCTTGATGGTATGGCAGGTGAGCTTGATGATATGGAAGCTAAACTCAACGAGCAAATCGACGCTAATGTCGCTCTGAATAAGCGTATTGGCGAGTTTGTTAAGATGGAAATTGTGAACGAATGTGCCACAGGTCTCGCAGAGACTCAGAAGGAGAAGCTCGCTTCTTTGGCAGAGGGTGTTGAGTTTGAAACTGAAGAAGACTTTAGAAATAAGGTCAATACGATCAAGGAATCCTACTTCACTAGAAAGGCTGAAGTTGCTGCTGCAACCGAACCCACCGAAGAAGCATCGGAACCCCTTGTCGAAGAAACCACTAGCGGCACGATGTCGAAGTATGTCGATGCAATCGCTCGTTGGTCCAAATAATTGTAAACCCTAACTACTTACTTTCGGAGAATAAAATGTCCTTAAAACAACTCCAGGAGAAGTGGGCACCCGTACTGAATCACGAAGCTCTTCCCGAGATCGAAGATTCCCATAAGCGTGGCGTCGTTGCACAACTCCTCGAAAACCAAGAAAAAGCACAAATCGAAGAAGGTCAGATTCTGTCTGAGACTCTTCAAACCACAGGTTACACTGGTAGCGACACCGCTACTGGCGCTACCGCAGGTTTCGATCCCGTTCTGATCTCCCTGATCAGACGTTCTATGCCCCAGCTGATCGCATATGACATCGCTGGTGTTCAACCCATGACTGGTCCTACTGGACTGATCTTCGCAATGAGAACCAACTATGGTTCCGAGCGTAGACCTGCTCAGTCTGGTTACGACGAAGCATTCTTCAACGAGCCTAACGCAGGTTTCTCTGGCGGTGGCGGCACCGACTACGATCCTGGCGCTACTAACGCTAACAACGATGCTCAGGGCACCAACCCTGCACTCCTCAACGATTCCCCCGCTGGAACCTATGAGCAGGCAGACGATGCAACTGGCATGACCACTGCAACCGTTGAAGGTCTGGATGATGCTACTTCTGGTAGCGAGTTCCGTGAGATGGGTTTCTCGATCGAGAAAGTCACCGTCACTGCAAGAGCTCGTGCGCTGAAGGCAGAGTACAGCTTAGAGCTGGCACAGGACCTCAAGGCGATCCACGGTCTGGACGCTGAGCAGGAGCTGAGCAACATCCTCAGCACTGAGATCCTTGCTGAAATCAACCGTGAAGTTGTTCGTACCATCTACACCAACGCTGTTGCTGGTGCTCAGAACAACACTGCTAACGCTGGT